ATTTTATGCGCTATGACTAAATACATTTACTATGCTCCACTTCATCAAAGACCTCACTAATAAACTACTTGATTTCATTAAGGACGATCCCGTTCGGCCTGAAATACCAACTGACTTTAGAGTCAGCAACGGCAGAATGGTTGCCGCACTAACCGACGATAATGCAGACAATCCAGAAGCGATGGTTTGTGTTAGTTTCCATGATTTTGTACCACAAGACACTACAGATTTGCAGACTACTGCAACAGTCCCGACCACTGCAGTATTCTACACAATATGGAGTTATAAAGCAGGTAAAGGTCAAGAGTTATTAATTGAAGCAGTAAAAGGCATTCAACGTGAATATCCTAGTGTTACTAGATTTGTTACATTAAGTCCTAAAACTGAAATGGCTAGAAGATTTCACTTACGTAATGGGGCTATTGTTTTCCGTGAGAATCTAGATACAGTTAACTATGAATATTCAAACCGATTTAAAGTAACAGAAGATACTAACTAATCTGTGTATATTAGATTCTTTTACAAAAACAATCAGCAAAGCTATAAACACGAAGTTATTATAACCTCGTTTGCTACTGCAATATCAAAGATAATAGAATTACCTGAATCATTAGAAGTTTGTTTATATCCATTAGAACATAATGTATATGGTGGAATAGATAAGTTTAAAGATAATAGATTGGGTATTAACTATAATATTAGTTATGAATCATTACCTAAAGTATTAACCCATGAGTTAATACATATTAATCAGAAACATACTGGTAAATTGAGAATAGCACAAAATGGTATGTGTTATTGGCATGGTATTCCCTATACTAAGAAACTTCCGGAAGAAATGAGTTATGAGGAATATCAGAATCTACCATGGGAATTAGATGTTGTAAATAGACAACAAAAAATCTTCAAAGAAGCATTGGAATTAGTTGGCCACCACTAACTTGACAATAATTCGTAATGGTGCTACAATACATACATGAACTCAAAAAGCACCCGCAAACGTAGGACCGATCGTAACCAAGTGATTTACTACATCCAAGATGTTGTAACATTTGAGTATTATATCGGCTTAACTGCATTGTCATATAAAGGCAATGTGTTTTTGACACTACGCCGTCGTATGCAAAAACATATGCAACGTGCCTTGACTGAGAACAAAAACTGGGGTTTGTCACGTGCCCTATGTGAACGTGGTGCCGAGAGTTTTATATTTGGAGTCATCGAGGTTGTGCGTGGTAAGAAGCCAGCACATAGCCGTGAGACAGAATTAATTAACACAATGCAACCTGCATTAAACACTTTTGGAGTAAAATAATGAACATAGCACAATATTCTTTTGAATTACAAGATTATAAAAACATAACCTTGTCAGTATCTAACCGCAATATTATTAGAGATGCATTAGAAATGTACCGCAATGAAATGACTAAGAAATTATATTCAGACGTGGAGTCAAATTTTACCACTGAATATTATGATATTGAACTGTTAGAGATTGATGAAGTTATAGAAATTTTAGGCATTGAAGAATGAAATTAAACGATACCCTGCAATGGATAGGTGCAGTATTCATTATTGCTGGGCATGTATGTAATTCAATTGGACCTAGTGTTTATCCCTACAACATTGTAGCATTTACATTAGGTACAATTATGTTTATGATATGGACTATACGTGTAAAGAATCGTCCACAATTAGTAGTAAATATTGTGGCTATTGTCACTTGTTTATTAGGTTTATTTAACGCATGGAGATAATTAGATTATGACAGAAGAAAAGAAACCTCTTAAGATTGAATTTGCACCCGGGTGCTTTGATAACTTTGATGGAACACAGGAAGAACTAGACGACCTTGTTTCTGAACTTACTAGACTAGTTGAGTCCGGTGAACTCATGGATGAAGCATTAGAAATTGATTTGGATGAGTTGGGAGATGAGGATTTGGAAACTTTAGCCCAAGCTTTGGAAGAAGATGAAAATCCTAATATGCCCAAAAGATTGTTAAACTAGTTGACAATATATTAGTTTATGTGTATAATAATTTAAATGAAAGAAGAAAATGATAATTAAAAGTGTGTATGTTCCTGAAAGTATAATTTGTACGGTGGCACTACTTGTTATCTTAGCTTTACATAAATTGTGATTAATATAGATTCCAATAACCGTGAGAAAATTATCCATGATATGTGTCTAACATATAGACATGATTATGGATTAGACAGGGATCCGAATGACCCACCTTGGTGTGCTGGAATGACGCCCCAAGAACGCACAGGGTTATATAGAACTATGGCTCAAATTTATGACAACAACATTGCTCCTTTAGTAGAGGTTGCAAAAAAATCAAGGAAGAAAAATGACAGAACCAGTAAAAGAAGATAATAGAGTCGAAATCGAATTGAATTTAGATGAACATGACATCTATCAGTTAGCTATGGAAGCACACAAGCGTGACATTACGCTAAATAAAATGGTAGAACTTGTATTACAAGAAGCAATTGACTTACACAAAGTCAACGGAACACTTGAGTAATACGTTATACATATATAGGAGAATACTATGAAAAAAATTATAGTAGCAATATCACTATTAGTATTAGCAGGTTCAGCAGTAGCACAACATCATGGATTCCGTCATCACGGTCACCATGGTGGCTATCATCGTGGACCGGGCATGGGTTGGTGGGTAGCACCTATAGTAATTGGTGCCATAAGTTATGAATTAGGACGTCAACAACCAATAGTTGTCCAACAACCTGTTGTCATTCAACAATCACCTCAGCCATTAATTTGTACTGAGTGGAAAGAGATTCAAACAGCAGATGGTCGTTTATACAGAGAACGAACCTGTAGTCAATGACCAATATATTATCTGGTACAGTTAATTGGATCAAAGAGGATTGGAAAAGTAATCCAATTAGATTTGTAATAGAAACCTTAGCTTGGTCCATGAGCATAGGTGCAGCAATTTGGTTTGCAAGTTCTGTACCTGCTGTTCCTTTTATATGGTATCTTACACTAACTATTGCTAGTTGTGGTATGTATGCTTGGGCGGCTTGGTCACGTAACAGTTTTGGTATGTTGGCAAATTATTTGTTACTTACAACCATAGACAGTGTTGCCCTATTCAGACTACTATAGGATTAATACATAGTAGAATAAATACTATATGCGTATTAATGAAGTGCTTGACAAACAAGATTTAAAATTATTAAAAGCCGAGTGGAAAATGCTTCAACAAAGCGATCCACAAGGTAACAAATATATGGATGCCAGGGGACCTGCAAAGTATAACCCTAGTCGTTTAGCATCTGTTTCTGGAATGAACAATCCACAAAACTATCCAACTACTACAAACAGTAAGCCTGAAGTTAAAGCAATGGTTGCCGATAAAGCTAATAGTAGTTTAAAATTGTTATTCTATATTATGGCCTGGGGCGGTATGGTCAATCGTGCTAACAACCCCAAACTACTGTACAAGAAATTAAAGAACGACAAAGAAGCAAGACGACAAGTCAACAATGCATTAAACGAAATACGTTTTGGTGATCTAACAAATGCACAAGCATTTGACCTGATTCAAAGATTGCGTAAACTACAATTACTTCCTGGGTTAGGTGTAAGTTTCTTTACAAAGGTATTATACTTTTTACGTCCGGGTAAGGGAGCTTTTATACTAGACCAATTTACTGCTAAAGGTATGAACTACTTACATAGCAAAGATTCAGCCAACTATCCACAAATTGATATGGATAATGATTTCCCTGCAAATACATTAACAGGTGCAGACTATGATGCATATAATAAAGGCATCAAGCAACTACAAAGTGATGTACAAAAGGGGATAGGCAATCTAAGTGATGAGGATGCAGAGTTCTTATTGTTCAATCCATATGGTGGGCAGTTTAGACCTGTAACAGATAAGTACCATGCTAGCCGCACTGACTTGAAGAAGAAGGATCCTAATCGCTTTAAGTATATTCAACGTGCAAACAAAGTAAAACAGGATAAGGAACAACAGGCTCAACAACAGCAACAACAAAGTCAAATGTCACAAAGTAGTGGTCATGCACAAGAATTGTGGAACAAACATATGACAGCAAATAGTGCAGTAGCCGCAAAATATCGTAGCTTAAGTCCAGAAACAAAACAAGACTTCCAAACAGAATTCATTGATGATGTAGCAGAGGCTCTACGTAATGGTACTGATGCAAATTCAGCAATACAAAAACTACTACAGAACTACCAAGGTATTTCCGAAAGTTGACATAAATATGTTTCTATGCTATAATACGCATTATGAAACGAAGAACTATATCATTCACTATTGAACAGCCCAAACATCGGGCCCACAAAGTGTTGTTTTGTAGCAACACTCCGTTCAAACCTAAGGTTGTACAATCCAAAGTACAATACCGTCGTAAAGACAAACATCCAAACCGAGAGGTACTTGTATGAAAGACGTTACCAAAAAAGAACTACACAAACAACTGGTAGATGAATTTATATCTAGGCAGTTTAAGTCTTGTTTGGATCGCCGTCCAGGCAATAGAATAGATGCGGCATTGTATGTTACCGGAAGGATTGAAGCATTGCTCCTAGATGCACTACAAGAATTACCCGGATCTTATTACAATGAACTAATTCATAAACTAAAAGGTTGACATTAAATCCTTTTGGTGCTATAATATTTGCATTGAAATTTAGAAAGGAAATTCAACATGTCAGATAAAACACAAGCAGTCGCACAAACTGCAAAAGAAATTGCACTCGCCGCAATAGCAGGGTGTGCTACAGTTTATTTGCTTACCCTCATTCCCGCAACAGCGATTCCATATATCGGAATCTCATTTTGTATTGCAATACTAGTCTATGTGATGTACAATATCAATCTTGGCCGTATCCAGTATCGCAAGCATCTGGAAGACATGGAAAATGCAATGAAAAACATCAAACAATAAAAGGTTGACAATAAATCGGTTTGGGTATATAATAGAGTCTTATTCAGTCAAAAGGAGTTCAAATGAACATCAAGCAAATTAATACTGCTATCATGCAGGGTGACTTCACTAACGAAGAATTGAATAGCATCGGTGATGCAATGCGTTTTGCCCGTGCCCAATTAGTGGTGCGTAACAAATCGGCATTGACAGTTGGATCTAATGTTAAATTCTCTAGTTCAAAGCGCGGTGCAATCTCCGGTGTTGTAAAGAAAATCAATCGTAAATTTATTATTGTAGATGAGCCGGCTAACTTCCGTAGTTGGAAAGTGCCCGCTAACATGTTGGAGGTTTTGTAATGAGTAAAATGGCAGACTTGGATATTGAAATCCGCAACCTATTGTTAGTGGGTACTAACCCTGTAACAATTGCTAGGATGCTAGAAATCCCGGTTTCTTGGGTGTATCAGGCTGCGGTTTATGACCTAGAAGAAGATTATACCCCGTACAATACCGTCAATAGTTGACCCTAATTTTAGTACTTTCGTAGTACTTTTTTGCATACAAAAGTACTCATTTTCACCGTCCCGGTGCTTCAAAATCGCTAGGATTCTCAGGAATCTATACTGATACAGTTCTAGCGAATTTAGTGAAATTTGACAATAAATGGATCCTGTGCTACAATACTTGTATTGAAACTGATAAAGAGGACTAAGAAATGTACAAAGCAAATGGTTATTTGTTCCGCAATGTAGAAGCTCTAGGTGAGTACTTGCGTATTCATTCCGGCAAAGACATTGTTGTCACCTATGTAACCGAGTATTTTCTTGGTGATCCGATGGAACAATAATTTGACAATAAATGGGCATTGTGCTACAATAGAATCTTAAACAGTTAAACAAAGGAATACGAAATGGCTTACATGAATCAAGAACGCAAAGCAAAGATTGCACAAGCACTCAAGCCAATCTTGGCTAAGTATAAAGTTAAAGGATCCTTGAGTGTCCGTAGTCACATGACTATTGTTTTAACCCTCAAATCCGGTGCTATTGACTTTATCGGTAACAGCAATCGTGTTTGTGGCAATGACCACTATCAAGTAGCTCGTGGATTCAAGCCCAATACTAATGGCTATGATCAAGTTAACCCTTACTGGTTCCAAGATCACTATGATGGCAAGGCTAAGGCATTCTTGACCGAAGCATTCAAGGCATTAAAAGCTGCCGATTGGTATGACGAATCGGATGCAATGACCGATTATTTCAACACTGCCTACTATGTTGATGTTAACATCGGCAAATGGGATAAACCTTATATCTTGGAGAAATAAAATGAAAATGTTTCGTGTGCGCCTTTTCTTATCAGAGAGTCGTTGGAATGATATTGAACTTCCCGGCTATACCTGCTGGGATGCGGAAAACCTAGGTCGTGGTATGAGCCCGATCGGACGTGCTCAATTATTGGGTGAGTCATACTAATTTTGGTAACACACATGGTTGACAATAAACTCCATTTGTGTTATCATTATAACAGTACTGAGCAATATCAGTACATTTTTAAACTTAGCTTAAACTTCAAAGGAAACTCAAATGGCTAATCAAACTTTCAAAGTCGCCGGTATTACTATTCACAACGGTAACGCTAAAGTGCGTTTTACTGATGACATGGTACGCCGTATCAAACAATTCTCTAAAGGTGGCGCAAGTCGTATTGACTTGGTAGAGTTGCCTACAGAAATGACTAAACTTGAAGCACTCAAGTATTTGGAAACTCACGCAGATTTCCAGTCAGCATCCGATCAATCATTGATTGGTGATGCAATTGAGGACCGCACTAAAGAGTCCAATAAGGGAGAAGTCAAAGTTAAGACTTCTAAAAGTGCTAAGCCAAGCTTGGAATCTATCAAAGCACGTGGCAAGAAAAAAGAAGTTACTGCCGAGCAAGTGCTCGAAGCAGTTAATAGCACTAACTAATTAATAGGGCTACGGCCCTATACAATATATGCAACTATCAGATAAACTATCAAAATGTAATGACAGCTTGACTGTTAATTTTTACGACAATGGCTTCATGGTTGAAGTGTCCGGTAATGACTCAAATGATGACTGGAAAACAGCCAAGGTAATGTGCAATACATTAGATGATGTATTTGTAGTTATCTCAGAAGCCTCTAAAATGCCACGAACCTAATATGTTACTTAATACTTTTCGAAGAACGTTTTCTCCACGTAGAGAATTCAATCCAGCTAGAAATGAGGATTTGATAGAATTGAAATATTTTAAGGATAAAGGTAAATGGAAAAGTGGTTGCCCATTCTATCTTGAGGATCCGTTCATTGATGTTCCTGCAATGTGCGCTAGTAAGTTTACTGACTTCATGCTTGAACGTACAATAAAAACTCGAAAAAGTTAATTTAAATAAAAAAGCCCCTAGGGGCTTTTTTTACCACGTAGCGATTGCCGCTCGTTTCCATGTATTTGCGGCAGTACAAATATATATGTAATTAGAATCAAACGCTGTCTGTCCGGGCACTCCGTTTGCCGTAGCATTAGCAGGTACACCGATAATTTGTGGCGCAGCCAATGACCCATCGATGTAAGTAATAGATGAATCTGATCCAGGTAACACAATGTTACCATCTGATGCAACAGATACTGTATTAGTATATGCAATCTCGGCACTGTATATATATACTAAATTAGCTGATGATTCTGCTACATTAAATGTATATTCATAAAAGCCAGGAGTAGCATTACTGGTTAATTCTAATCTACTTGTAGTAGTTAAAGTGTTACCTGCTACTGCTGGTGGTGTTAGTAGTTTAATTTTCATACCTACACCAACTTTTTGTAATGTAGATAATATACTAGCATTTGGTCCACGTACAGTTAAATTGGCGCCTTCCCATGCAACCCAACTAACACCTGAACCTTCTCCGAACGGTAATGACTCAAATACAGCATCAGGTGGGTTACCATTAACTTTCAATGCACCATCATCAACGCTTATTGTACTTTCACCTAATAGAATAGAATTATTGCTTAGGTATAGATCCTTCCAACGTTTTGTTGGGCTACCTAAATCATATGTAATATTAGCTGAAGGTAATAAATCGCCGGTAGATTCTAAATTACCTACACGTAATATGTTATTACTTGAATCATATGTCAAATTAGCACTAGAACTAAATGTTCCTGTTAAGTTAAATTGAATTTCACTTGTGTTACCCGCGGCATTCACACTTCCGCCTGCCGCGGTAGAAGTAATAGTAATATTACCTGTGTTGCTAGTTAAAACAATACCCGATCCAGCTGTAAGTCGTGTGACACCAGTATTAGTAAGAGTAATAGTTCCATTACTAGTTATAGGACCACCACTTACGCTAATACCATCACTACCGGAAACTGCTACACTTGTTACAGTACCGAATGAAGATGCATTTGCAATATTAGTAATTCTACCATATTGGTCAATTGTTACAGTTGGCGCAATATAATTACCTGCTAATATATTAGTTTGAACCGGTAGATCAACACTAATGACACCGGAACTTACTATTGGAGTATTTGTTATTGATAGTGAATTTGAACTAATACCTACGCTCGTTACTCCACTTGTCCCGTTTCCACCTGTAGCTGATACAACGATATTACCATTTGCACCCGATAATGTGATGCCGGTACCTTGTATTAAATTAAGAACACCTGTATTTGTAATAGTGACTGTACCAGTCGATGCGTTAGACGTTACTGATATACCTGCTTGACTAGTAAAAATGTCATATGGACTAGCCTGACTAAAAAGTGTGCTAAAGTTATTCTGTGTTTTATTAAACGCTACCCACAATGAATCGCTATTAGTGGGGCTATTTTGTGCGCCTATTTGTAATGTCTCTTGTCCTGAGATTGCCATGATTAATCTTCCTTATCTTGTATTTATCGCAAAGTGTCCTACCTTATAAGGTGTTTAGCTTCTCCGGACTTTTTCCATGCCTTCCACATAGCCTGTCCGTCAGGAGTCTGTACAGTACTGGGACGGACATCATTTCCTAGCATTTTAGCATAAGCATACATTGTTCTAGCGATTCCGGATTGTTTATATGCATCATTAACCCACGTATCCACACTTTCTAACCACTGATTAGACCTAATATTAAGTATTAGGAAAAGCGCACCTGCAATAATCTTGTTATTATCTTTGCATTCTATGCTTAGATATAACTCTTTGTTGCGTTTATTCCAACCTTCTTTTACTGTCTTTGCACTATATACTTTGCCATCTATCTCTTGCTCATGGTAAAAATTAAGAGTAAGTATGTCTGGGTTTATTTTTTCTGTAATGAATTCTCTAGACTTCATACACTATTACCTCATCTAAACAGAAAAAGAGCTACCGCATCCACATGTGGATTGTGCATTTGGATTAGTTATTTTAAATTCTGATCCTTGTAGGTCTTCTTTATAATCTATGCTTGCACCTTGTAAATATTGCATACTCATGGCATCGATTAGAACTTTGGAGTCACCTAACGGCATTTCAAAATCATCTTCATTCATTATCTCATCAAATGTAAAACCATAACTAAACCCTGAACACCCGCCACCTTGTACGAATGTACGTAATTTTAAATCGGGATTACCTTCTTCAGCTAGAAGATCCAATATTTTTATTTTTGCTGATTCTGTTATTGTTATCATACTCTAAAACTTTCCCCGCAACCACAGCGGTCTTTTTCATTAGGGTTTTTGAAATCAAATCCCTCATTAAGTCCATTACGAACCCAATCCATTGTGAGACCCCTAAGGTACACATCACTTTTCAAATCCACTAATATCACAAAATCTTTTTGTGAATAGTTAATTACTCCTACTTCTGCTTCATAATTATCAACATATTCCATTGTATATGCTAACCCACTGCAACCAGTAGTCCTTACACCTAGTCTAATCCCAACTCCTTTACCTCGTTTTTTAAGTTGATTTTTTACTTTATCATATGCTTTTTCAGTAAGAGTTATCATTTTATTTTTTTTCTATAGTCTTCTACAGCGGCTTTGATGGCATCTTCAGCTAATATGCTACAATGTATCTTTACCGGAGGCAATGCTAGTTCTTCGGCGATTTCGGAGTTTTTGATTGATCCGGCTTCGTCAAGTGTTTTTCCTTTGACCCATTCTGTAATGAGGCTTGAACTCGCAATAGCCGATCCGCAGCCATACGTTTTAAATTTCGCATCTGTAATAATACCTGTAACATTGTCAACCTTTATTTGTAATTTCATAACATCGCCGCATGCAGGCGCGCCAACCATACCAGTACCAATATCAGTATCAGTCTTGTCAAAAGATCCAACATTCCTGGGATTTTCATAGTGATCTATAACTTGTTGTGAGTATGCCATATTGTTTCCTTATTCTCATAAATTTTTACCCCATCGGGTATTAATGACATTCCAATTCATTATTTTCCAAATGTTCTCTAAATATTTCTTTTTGTCAGCCTGGTAGTCAAGTGCCCAGGCATGTTCCCACCAGTCAACTAATATCAATATATCATCACGTACCTCATGATTTTGTATAGTTTTTATTTCTCCGGAAAAGGACATGTAAATCCATCCACTTCCTTGTATCTTCATAGCTTCTAGTTTGAATTGTTCTTTGAAGTCTTTCCACCAGCCATACTTACGTTTTATTAGATTAAGTACAGGACCGTTTGGTGTGCCACTATCTTGTGGCTTTCTGAATTGACTGAAATAGATGTTGTGTAAAAATGCACCAGCATAGTTAAAGTCTTTATCACCCTCACCCTTGTTGTATCTCTCAGCATACTTATGTGCTAAATCACCGTAGTGATAGTCCATTGTCTTTTTGCTTAGTACAGGGTTGAGGTCGGTGCTGGAATAAGAGAGTGATACAATCTCTATTTTTCTTTTTTGGGATTCAGTGATCTTCTCTACAACGTCATACATAGTAGAGTATTTAGTCAACGTCGGCGAGTGATGCGACCTTTTGTCAAATCATATGGGCTGAATTCTACCTCTACTGTATCACCTAGTAGAATTTTAATATCATGCTTACGCATTTTACCTGATATGTAACCAGTGACAGTGGGCCCACTGGTAAGAGTGACTCTAAAGACGGCATTGGGTAATACATCGATTACCTTACCATCCATCTTAATACCTTCTTCTTTTGCCATGTGTTTTGCTTTAAGCTCCTTTTAATTCCTACGCATAGTGCTGATTGCCTTAGCTTCCTCATCGGAGAAAATAGGGACAGCGTTACTTTTGTGCATTGTACCAATACCAAGAATCTTGGTACCGGTATATTGTGGGATATCTTTTGTACGTACAGCACCCGAATGACCAGTATCTAAACTAGCAATACGTTTGGTCTCACGACCTGCAGGTGCGGATAATGTATATGATAACGGTTCTGCCGCTAATGCCCGTTTGCGTTTCTTTTCTTCTGCATCAACACCCCACTTAGCCTGTAGTTCTTTCCACTCAGTATCAAGTTGGCGTGCTTTTTGTGCTTCTGCACTATTGCGGAATTTAATCTTGCCTTTGCGTTTACCGCCCATAGTTAGTGCGGGATGTGCTAGATGCATTGTCATAATGTAAGGATCATAGTTAGTAAACAGTTTCTATTATAAAGGAATATTGAATATTTGTCAAATCTTACTTATTTAAGATTGCCCAAACCTTCTCTTTTTCTATGATTTCTTGTTCTAGCTCTTTATAGCGTTTACCCAATTCTTTTAACTCATTCCATCTATCTTCTAGTTCAGGGTTTGGGTGAAGAATAGCTAATCGTTCTTCAATCTTTTGAAACATATCAGATAGGTTTTTTCCCTTAATAGTTACTTCACCTTCAAAATCAGCATTACCTTTAACACTAAGTGTTGCACCGTTTAAGTTAGGATTAGCCAATGATATATTTCCCCAAGTATTGTCTGTGGTTAATACTTGTCCGGGGATAGCACTCGTCCCGTTTAATCCCCAATATAGACCACTAGAGACTGTGTTATCAGTAATTGAAAATGTTGGGCTAGTGGAAGTGATGGTTGTAGTGTCAGTTACATTACCCATCATTGTGTTGAATAAGTCGTTTGGATTTATCATTTAGATATTTTCTTTAGAACATAACGACCCTTATCATCAATTGAAAAATCGATAGTATCCCCTTCTATCCAACCTAACTGTTTAAGTAGCTCAGGTGGTAATGGTACCATTAAGTCACCCGAGTCAGGATCTTCCTGAGTAATGACCTCATACCTAGAATTGTCGTATTTTTTGCCCATGTAATATTATAGCAGGTTAGTTTGTATTATTAAAAGTTTATTGGGCAAATTAGTTTACCAACATACTATTTAGTCAGAAAAGGTGAGTAGATTTTTTCTAGTCTATTAATAGTATCTTGTGCCGCACTTGATACCTCTGACTCATCTTCATGCTTAACTGGTATACCACCGGCATCAGTCCATTTCTGAATGTATGGACCAAAGTCATCTACTAATACATTTGCTACACCATCACTAACTGCATATTTAAACTTAGCTGACGTAAAGATTGCATTACTACTAGAACCAGGATGATATGTGTCTAACCAATCTTTTTTTGCTTGTTTACTTGCATCAGCAAATGGTCCACGTAATGGAGCTGATAAGACTGTATATGGAATATTGTGTTGCTGTGCCCAACGAACAACTTCCATACCACCACTAAGTGGTTTGAGTTTACGGAAAAAATCATATACTTGTTCGGCTGTACTATTGGCTAAATCTTCAATCTCGCCTTCTTTATCTTGTATAGCTTTCCAATGAGAGACACCGTGCTTATCTGCCCAAGCACCAAAAAAGTCAGCCTGTACTCCATCCATATCTAGGTATAGATGGGGGATTTTTTTAGTTGTGTCTTCAATAATTTTCATTAACCTTCTCCGCTACTTGCAGCCTTATCATCTTCAGTTTTTTTAATATTGTTAATTTGCTTTTCTGCTTCTACACGTTCAAACTCAATTGTTTTACCACGTAAATGAAGTACAGTATTAACTTTTTGATTTAAACGTATCAAGTCATTATCTAACATCCTGATACGGTCAATCAATGCAATAAGAACAGTGTTAGCATCACTAATAACTGGCTTAACTTCTTTTGTGGCCCATTCCCAAACATATTTGATAATGAAGCCCATCCCAACTGCCATAACAATCGGGAAGCCATATTTATTAATTAGTTCTACTACATCCATATTATATCACCAACGGGACTAAAAGCCAAACTCCTTGGGCTAATAGTAATGAACCAAATATACTAACACCAATACTACCCCAAAACATACGTTTATCAACAGCTAAAATACTAGCTGATAATAGCACAATAGCTAACTGAAATGCCATTGCCGCAAATGTTAACCAAGGTGAATGTTTTTTGGCTTCATCACGTTCTGCTTCAATCTTTAATGCTTTAGCCATCAACTCTTTCTTACCCTCACCTTTATCAGGCTCGGATTCATACCTGTCAATCTTAGCTTGTAGTTGTTCCCTACGTTTTGGATCTGCGGTGGCTTCTAATTGACCCTCAGCAATAGATTGCTTAATTGACTTAGCCTGATAAAAATTCCAAGTATCATTCGCTTTAATAGTGTTAGATAATATTTTGCTACTAAATCCACTAGCCATGTAAGTTGTAATTGCTAATAGTAGTGCAATGACGGTAATGACCCATCCTGCTCTATCTTTAAGCTGTGCTTCACGTTCTGAACGTGATAATGTTTTTACTTCTGCCATTTTTATTCTCCTTTTAATAATAACTTTTCTTCCATTTTTCTTTTTTAGCCTTCTCTTTTTGCTGTTCGGCTAACATACGAAACCATTCTTTTTTTACTTCTAAGTCGTGTTTTTTTCGAGCTAAATCGGTCATTGAATTTTTATCATAGAACATATAATAAAATGCCATACCAAATCCTAGACCTAATAAGAAATACGGTAGTAATTCATATAAACTTGGTCCTATGTTTAATAACCAAGATAGGTCTATAGTGATAATCATTTTTTTCCCTGTAGGATAAATTTTTCTAATACATCAACTTTGACTAACTTTTTAATACCTAGTTCTCTATCTTCTACTAGCTTAAAGTAGTCACCTTCTTCCCATCCAAATCGATCTACGTCTAATTCTTTATCAAAAATTAAACTATTCGGATTTAGATCCCATGTGTAATCATAATGTAGCATATGTGTATCCCTCCGAAGACTCCATAACTCTAGGACAAATGTCACCATACTTTAATAAAAATTCTGTCATTAATACACCATCCGGAATCCAAAATCTTGTACGATTTAAGTGAGGTTCAAACTTTATATTGTTAGTTGATATCCAACTAGCAACTTCTAAAAATTTGTCATCTCTAGTATAAACGCAATATTGAATCATTAATCCCTCCGAGCATCAGTTTTACCATCAGCACGGGCTATACGTTCCGCATCTGGACGTAAACCTAGAGCATTACTAACAATGGTATCAATACGAATAACATCATGGTTCATAGTTTTTACACGATTATCAAGTGCAGTAATGATGCCGGCCATACCTTTGATTGACCCTAGAACACCCTGTAATAGTAGTTTGATAGTCAAATAAACAAAGTAACCACCGGCAAGGGCAACCGCAATTGGAAACCCTAAGTCACCTATAATCTTAAATATATCTCCCATAAATATCCTTTTATGTATTACACTATATCTTTTGATGTAAATCAACTAAATATATATATATAATATTTATCGGATCGGAGCAGATAATGATAAGAGGTATAACAGTAAGTACCCTAATGATGCTCGCTGTGTTAGCCTATTCGGCTGAATTAACGCATCAGTTTAATAGCCCTAGTTTCAGCGGACAGGGTTATAGTAGCCATGTACTAACGTTAAAACAGTTAGAAGACCTACAAAAAGACAAGAATAAGGCATTAGCCGATGCATTAAAAGCAAAGGTAGAGAGTGATGCCCTTAATACACCTCAAGCTAGATTTTTAGCTAATTTAGAGTCAAGAATTTATAGTCAACTAGCCAAACAGTTGACTGATAGTATGTTCGGTGAAGGATCAACTTGCACTACAAAAGGTGTAATTTGTGGAACTATTCCTGATTTAGGTGGCAATACTATCAGTTGGAAATTAGGTGATGGAGCAGATAATGGTTTAATCATTATCACTATTGTTAACAATGCTAACCCATCACAAACAACAACAATGAAGGTACCAGCGGGGACATTTTACTTCTAATGAAAAAACTATTACTATTATTATCGGTCGTGCTTATCCTTTCTGGTTGTGCCATCAGTAGCAGTACTAGAAATGCAATCACGGGTAAACAATTTGATGAGCCTGTTATAGAACAAAACGTTTATATGAAAAAAGATAACAATAAGTTACTGCCACCAAATGATGGTCCTATTACTATTGCTGTCTATGGGTTTTCAGATAAAACAGGACAACGTAAAAGTACACAGAATATTGCTAGCTTAAGTTCAGCAGTTACACAGGGTGCAGAAAGCTACTTGATTAAAGCATTACAAGATGTAGGTGAGAGCAAGTGGTTTGTTGTATTAGAACGTGTTGGATTAGATAACTTAATCAAAGAACGTCAAATGATACGTCAGATGCGTGAACAATATCAAGGACGTGATGCTAAACCATTACCCCCAATGATGTTTGCCGGTGTATTGGTTGAAGGTGGTATTGTTGGTTATGATAGCAACACATTAACAGGTGGTTCAGGTGTCAGAGTATTAGGTATTGGGACTAGCACACAATATCAGTCAGACACAGTAACTATCAATTTAAGAACAGTAAGCGTTAGCACAGGCGAAGTATTAACTAGTGTAACAGTTACTAAAACCGTATTAAGTTATATGGACAAAGCAGGCGTATTACGTTTTGCTAGTGAAGGTACAAGTAGTATTGAAGCTGAAGTTGGTGTTAGTATTAATGAAAGCATTAACAAGGCTACAAGTATGGCCATACAAGCAGCCGTCATAGATACAATACGTGAAGGTGCTCGTAAGGGACATTGGAATTTTAAAAAAGAGGAGAAAAAAAATGAGTTGGTTCAAGAGAAAGCCTCACCTAAAGACACCCCCAAAATTACAACCGCACCATCTAAGCCCGACAACGGAAAAGATATTAAAGGAAACGAAATTAGAAGTTTCTGGAATAAGGTCTCAGAAGGATTCACAAACATATTCAAATTCAGTAAAAAGAAAGAAGAAGTAAAAGAATAAACAATGTTTGGTAGACCAAAAAGCCTACAGTCTATCAAATATCTAAAAAGAAGTAGGTAATAAAAATAAGGGTAAAACCCAAGGAGCGTGATCAGGACAACTGATTACTGTATTTTAATGAAGCATTATAAAAACTATAAGACGGTGCTTTCAGCATTAGCATTATCATTGCTAACAGGAACTAGTATGGCGCAGGTACAAACTGCCGCTACAGGCCCTAATAAAGTTTATATTGAACAAGTTGGTAATACCAACACAGTCACACTTGAACAAACAGGTGGAACTAACAACATCGGTGGGGTAGATAATGCCACACCTAGTAATACTAACTATGCCACTATTAGTGGTAATAGCAACACTATTACTATGATTCAAAAAGGTGACAACAATTTAGGTCAATATAACATTAAAGGTAATAACAACGACTACACTAGTACAGTTACTGGAAACAACAATAAGACCAAACTAACAGTTGGTGATGTACAAAATGCAAGTAATTTACGTAACATCATTACTGAAACAATTACTGGTAACGATAATACTGTTATTCAAAACTTAATTGGTAGTGATATTCAAAGCACATTATTAATTACAGGTAGCACTAATGAAATTACTAAAGATTTAAAAAGTAGTTTTGGTATAAGTGATATCAGTATCACCGGTAGTAATAACAAACTTGACATTGAACAATTTGATGCTAGTGGTGCAAATGGCCATAACTTGAAACAAGTTATTGCAGGTAACTACAATAGTATTATTACTCAACAACAAGGTACAAATGATACAACTGTTGACATTAAAACTACGGGTGATCACAATACTATTACTGTGAGAACTAGTAGCGCAAGTACAATATCAACACCAAGAACAGCAGTACCGAGATAATAATGCGTAAGTTATTCATATTGTTGTCTTTGCTATTATGTATAACAGCAAATGCTAACATAGGTAACGTATCGGAATTTACAGGTGCTCCTGGTGAAATTACTCGTGGAAAAAACAAAGTTGTAGGCAATAAAGGTGTTGGTATCGAAAGTAATGATATCTATTCTACTAAAAACGGCACAGTACAATTAATTTTCAAAGATGATACTAAAGTCAAAGTAACCGAGAATAGTCGTTTACTTATAGACGATTTTGTGTTTGACCCCAATAAAAGTGATGCAGGAAAACTAGCACTTAAAGTTGGTATGGGTACAGTACGCTATGCATCAGGACAAATTGCTAAAACAAATAGTCAACAAGTAGCAATCAAAACTCCAACAGCAAGTATTGCAGTACGTGGTACTGACTTCACTATGACAGTAGATGAAGCAGGACAGAGCTTAATCGTATTAGTTCCTAGCTGTAAAGAAGATGAAAAAGTGAAAGATTACGAATTAGAAGAAAACAAATGCCGTGTAGGTAGTATTGAAGTAGAGACATTGGTTGGCAAAGTTGTATTGGATCAAGCATTTCATGGTACATTTGTTACAAGTAATAATATAGCACCTACTATACCAGTTGTAATGAATATAACTGAGAGAAAAATATCAAACAACTTGATTATTGTAAAGCCATTGGAAATTATTAAAGCTATTAACAATCAAAATGGTAAGAGCAAAAAAGAAATGGAACAAGAACAAGAAGAACAAGAGCAAGCACGTAAGTTAAATGAAGCTATACAAAAAGATAGTGATGAGACACAAGCAAGGATATTAAATCTTACTACTGGGTTTGTAAACAAGAATTGTAATTCTGCTACAAATGTCTGCGTCATCTGGGAAAAAAATGAATCAGAGATACAAAGTAGGGGTAAGGGTGTGGCATATCGTAATACAGAGAATGAACATTATGCTGAAGTAAAAACACTGGGATACAGTTCAAACACATTAGTTACTATTATTCATAACGATACATTAGCATCGGAACTTATTGGTGATGGATCACCGGGAGGTAATATGGTCTTTATCAAACAGAATTCAGGAATAAGAAAAAGATGACGGGAAGAGAATTACAATTAATGTATCAGCAATGGTGCCAGGGTAATGAACAATATGATTTTAGATGGTTAGACTTTGTTGAAATGGCGGCAAGACAGTTCAAGCAGCCGGAAAGCGAAGTACTTAGAGAGTTACAGAAACATTATTGGTTTGTTAAAAACAACAAATGAAAAAGATATTCTTATTACTATTATTTTTGTGTAGTAATGCTTTTGCTAGTTTAACAGATGTTAAATTTGGCAGATACCAAATCGCTGATAGTCAATGGAATGTAAGTGCTTGTTTATATACAACTACCTGTCAAATATATAGTAAACAACCCGGTGTCGCATACAAGATACCATGGACTAGTGGACAAGTGCAATGGGCTACTGGTGATTATGTTAAGTTTGAATTAAGTGGCAATGCATCATTTCCCTATACAGCAAAACAATATAATAGTGCAGGGAGTCTAAAAGCTACATTAGGTAGCGGTAAGATTGTTAACATGGGACCTGATTATTTTTTCTTTGTAGGTAGTGATAACAATACAGGTCAATTGTTTAGTGGTAGTTCTGGAATGGCAAATACTAGTGGTGTATCTTGGACTGGAACATTGAACCCTACTATAGCACAAGCAGATGCATATGCTAATGCAACATATTCTACTGAACCTTTAGCCGCAGGACAAACAGCCGCACCGGCTGCACCGAGTCTATGTTGCGGTGGTAGTTCTACTGCATTTAGTGCTGATCCTAATAATACTGCAAAAGTTCAAGCATTTATTAATCGTACAACACAAGACAGTCAGGTTTATATAGAACAACTTGGTAATCAAAATACAATTACTGTCAATCAAACAGGTACAAAAAACAACTATACAAAATATTACAGTAATGGTAGTAGTAATACTATTACAATTACTCAATCAGGTAATAGTAATACACAAGCAAATTATATAGATGCTTCAGTCGTTGGCAATAGTAACAATGTAAATTTACAACAACAAAGCACCGGTGGAGGCAAAGGTATATTTGCTACAGTGAATAACAATAATAACACATTGTTAATTCAACAGAAAGATAGCGGAAGTCATTATGCTGATGTTAGTCTATTTGGTGGAAGCAAAAACGTAGACATACTTCAACAAGGTAGTGCTAGTCACATGGCTAAAGTTACATTATCAGGTACTACTACAGATTTAAGTTTAAGTCAGAGTGGTTCTACTCAGAACTTCTATTCAATCAATTTCAACTGTGCGACAGTAGGTGGGTGCGCTAAAATCACAGTAACACAGGGCCAATAACATGGTTAATGCTATTGCTTCAATGATGCTAGTAGGAATGCTAGCCAAAGAGCCTCGTTGTATAAGATGGACTTGGACTGGCGATGTATACAACCGTAGAGTTGTGTGTTTAGAATGGGATAAACCTCCTCCAAAAAATAAGGAGCCTAAGAAAAATGCTTGACCCTATCACAATTGGTATTGCTTTTGCAACTGCACAGAAAACAGTAGGCTACATTAAACAAGCTGTAGCTTTGGGTAAAGATGTTAATAGTCTTTATAAACAATTTAGTAGTTTTTTTATAAACTGTGATACAGTGCATTCTGCTAGTACAGATTTAAAAGAAAAAATTGATAATTCAATGTTAACTGATGGTCAGATACGAGCACACGCTTTGCAGATTGCTATGCATAGTAAAGCACTTAGAGAAGCAGAGAAAGATTTGAAAGACTTATTAATATGGTCTGGCAACAAAGATGTATGGGATGAAATGATGGCTGAACGTGTCCGTATGTATAAAGAACGTGCCGCAGCCGAGAAAAAACGCAAAGAAACAATTGCTAAGGCACATGCTGATATGATTGACCGTGTATTGATAGGTCTAAGTTGTATGGCTATGGGTGTGCCTGTGATGTTAGCAACAGTAACTATTGTTTTTAGATAATATTTCAACTCTCGTTATTTCTTAAACTAAATACAAGATAATGAGGCTAAACTAAGATTACTATACAAATATATAATCCTAAGTGAGATAAATACTCTTTAATAGAATAAACACATATGGATTTTACCGGAATAACGATTACAGGCGGATTTAACGCATTACCTACTACTAATGTGCCAGATGCACCTACTATAGGTACAGCAACTGCAACAGGTGCAAATAGTGCTACGGTAGCATTTACTGCCCCTGCAAGTAACGGTAATAGTACTATCATTAGCTATACAGCAATAAGTACACCGGGCAATATCACAGGTACATTAGTACAAAGTGATTCTGGTACTATCACAGTAAACGGATTAGTACCAAGCACAAGTTATACATTTACTGTATATGCAACAAACAGTATAGGTAGTGGTTCTTTAAGTAGTGCAAGTAATAGCATTACAACAAGTGCTCCTGCTATAAATCCTTATTCATGGGGTACAAATCAATATTATCAATTAGCGTTAAGTGATACCGTACCTAGAAGTAGTCCTACACAAATAGGATCAACTGGAGATTGGAGTACGCTAGCTGTAGGATACAGATATACATTAGCAACAAAAAATAATGGCACTTTATGGGCTGTGGGTGGACGTGCTGATAATGGCGGATTTGGATTAGGTAGTGGTGTAAGTTATGTAAGTTCCCCTATTCAAGTTGGGGCATTAACTACATGGAATAACGTTGGTGTAGGTTACTATACATCTACTGCAATAAAAACTGATGGTACTCTTTGGTCATGGGGTCAATTTGGAAGTGGACCGTTGAATGGAGCGTCAATAGGACTATTATTTGGAGTATCTAGTCCGGTATTAATTGGATCAGACACTGATTGGGTTGATATATTTCAAACTCAAAGTTTTGGTTTGGGCATAAAAACAGATAACTCTCTATGGGCATGGGGTGATAATACGTATGGACAACTAGGTACAAATTCACCAATTGGTGCCAATAGCCCTATACAAGTTGGAAATGATACTGATTGGGTTAATATAGGTGGGGGGGCATACAATGCATTGGCAACTCGTACTAACGGAACACTTTGGTCTTGGGGTAACAACAGCAACGGAGAGTTAGGTATTAATTCTGTAATATTACGTAGTAGTCCAGTACAAATTGGAGGACTAACTAATTGGTATAAGATTGTTAAATCGTCTAGTGGATTTTTTACAACACAAACTAGTGTATTTGCTACAAAAACTAATGGTACACTATGGGGCTGGGGTAATAATCAGTTTGGTAGTGTGGGTGACAATACTGTTATTAACAGAAGTAGTCCAGTACAAATAGGAACAGATACTAACTGGAATAATATAACTACTGCCGGAAAAGTAGTAACTACTACCTCTACTCAATTTACTATTGCAAACAGAACAGATGGCACATTGTGGAGTTGGGGCGGAAATCAAACAGGAGAACTAGGACAAAATGATTTAGTATATCGTAGTAGTCCAGTACAAGTGGGTAGTTCTACAACTTGGGTTAATAGTGTTGGTTCAGGTGAAAATTATGTCATGGCTCTTAATGGTAGTAAAACTGCACCAAGTGCACCAACTATATTAGCTGTAGAAGCAGTATCATCTACTAGCGTACGTGTTAGCTTTGCGGCTCCAATTGTTACAGGTACATATAGTTATGTAACATATACTGCAACAAGCACACCGGGTGGATATACAGGTACACTATCTAACAAGTCAGGTGGTGGCGGTATTATTGTTAATAACTTAATACCAGGCACAAGTTATACATTTACAGTAACAGCAACTAATAGTATAGGTACTAGTGCACCAAGTAGCGCAAGTGATAGTGTTATACCTGTAGATACTCCTAATCCTGAATTATATTTATATTCAGTAGGTGCTAATCAAGAAGGGCAACTAGGTATAAACTCCACTATCAACAGGTCTAGTCCGGTACAAGTCGGTCAGCTTAGAAGTTGGAAAACTGTATTAAGCGGCGGGCCAAATGCTACACAAGCTATGTCATTAGGACTTTTAACTGACGGTACATTATGGGCTTGGGGTCCTAATGATTCAGGTCAACTGGGTTTGGGTGATACGATATACCGTAGTGCCCCTGTGCAAATAGGAAATGGTTCTGATTGGGAAGCTATTACTGTGTCGGCCGGCATCTACGCCGCGGCAATCAAGAAAGATGGTAGTTTATGGACCTGGGGTAGCAATGCATGGGGACAGTTAGGACTAAACGATCAAGTGTATCGTAGTAGCCCAACTCAAATTGGTAGTAATACTGACTGGAGAAATTTAAGAGCAGGTATTGTTAACATGTACATTGTTAAAACAAATGGTACACTATGGGTTACAGGCTATGGCGGACCGCCTTTAGGTTTGATCTCTACTGTATCTCGATCAAGTCCGACCCAGATTGGTACTGATACTAATTGGGATTATGTTAGCACAGGTGGCGATGATGTTGCTAGTAGTAGTGTTTTTGCTAAAAAAATAGATGGCACATTGTGGGCATGGGGCTCTAATAGTTACGGACAGTTAGGACTAAACGATGTAGTAACTCGCAGTAGTCCTGTGCAAATAGGTTCAGAAACTACGTGGGTAAAAATATCAAGAGGAAGATACAATGCAGCCGCTATTAAAAATAATGGTTCATTATGGACATGGGGGGAGAATGCATTCGGAGTATTGGGATTAAATGATACAGTGCATCGTAGTAGCCCGACTCAACTTGGTACAAGTAGCTGGACTGTGGTTAGTGCCGGCCGTACAACAAAAGCCATCAAGACTGATGGTACAATATGGTCATGGGGTCCCAATGGTGTTGGTCAATTAGGACTCGGTGATGTAGTTAGCAGAAGTAGTCCGGTACAAATTGGTAGTGACACTAACTGGTTAAGAGCTAGTTCTGAATTCACAGGAGGTACCGCAATGCTTATTAAAGGTACCGCAGCTAAACCATCAGCTCCTACAAATGTAGTCGCAACAGTTACAGGTATAAGTACAGTCAGTGTATCATTTACTAGACCATTATCTGATAACGGGAGTGATATCGTACAATATACGGTAACAAGTACTCCGGATAATATCAAAGCTTACTCAACTGTGCTCGGACCAATTACTGTAGTTGGATTAAATCCACAATCAACTTATACATTTACAGTTACTGCAACAAATAGTGTCGGTGAAAGCTTACCTAGTAGTGCAAGTAATAGTGTTACAACTAATATACCCACTACCGAATTGTATACTTGGGGACTGAATGCAAACGGACAAATGGGTACAAATAATATAATAGCTAGAAGTAGTCCAGTTCAAGTCGGTAGTGCTAGTACTTGGTCTACTATTAGTGTAGGATATAAACATGTGTTAGCAACGAAAAAAGATGGTACATTGTGGGCATGGGGTCCCAATGGTGTTGGTCAATTAGGTGTTAACGATAATGTGACTAGAAGTAGTCCAGTACAAGTTGGCAGCTTGACTAATTGGAGAGTAGTTTCTGCGACAGCAGTAAGTCAGGACGCAGTTTCACTTGCTGTTAAAACAGATGGTACATTATGGGTATGGGGCGAGCCTATATCTATATCCGGAATAAGCAACTCAAATAGTACAAACAAAAGTAGCCCAGTGCAATTAGGGTCTGACACAAATTGGTCTAGTGTGTTTAGTGGTCCATATTCTACTTTTGCACTAAAAACAAATGGAACATTATGGGCATGGGGAGATAATTCTGCTGGTCAGTTGGGTACAAACAATACAATAGCTAGAAGTAGTCCAGTTCAAGTCGGTGCTGATACTGATTGGATCAGTATAGGTGGTAATACGCAGAATGTATTGGCAATTAAAACAAACGGTACATTATGGTCTTGGGGAGATAATACATTTGGTACCTTAGGTGATAATACTACAATCTCTAGAAGTAGTCCAGTACAAGTTGGCTCATTAACTACATGGGCTAGAATATCTAAAACCCAGTCGACTGGATCAGATACTAATTTTTTAATAAAAACAGACGGTACGTTGTGGGTATGTGGGGATTCTAGGCATGGCCAAACCGGATTGAATTCAATTTCTATCGAAAGAAGTAGTCCAACTCAGATAGGTAGCGACACCAATTGGTCTATTGTAAATGCAGGATATTCTTCTGTTGTAGGTGTTAAATCTGACGGCACATTGTGGAGTTGGGGCTCTAATTCTGGTGGTATACTGGGATTAAGCAATATCATCCCTCGTAGTAGTCCAACTCAAATAGGTAGTGGTACTAATTGGGTAAATGTATTACCAGCTTCTCCAGCTAGGGATGTAGTAGGGGCGATAGCAGGAACTACTACTGCTCCTTCTGCTCCTATCATATTAAGTGCAACATTAATTAATGCTACTACAGCTACAGTTGATTTTCTTGCTCCAATCAGTAATGGAAATTCACCGATCACTACATATAGTATAACTCGTCTTCCCGGCAATGTTCAATATCCGTTAGGGATTATTAATACTGTCAATTGTATAGATGGTGGTAGCACAGTGTTTAGTGATTTGACCCTTGACACAACTTATACATTTACAGTAACTGCTACTAATAGTATAGGCACTAGTGTTCCTAGTAATTCAGTTTCTGTCGTTACATCAACTACAATACCAACAACAATTGATTATGTAGTTGTAGCCGGCGGTGGTGGTGGTGGCTACGGCGGTGGCGGTGGCGGTGGTGGTGGTGGCTTCTTGACGGGAACAGGATATAGTATTACACCCGGTGTACCTATTACAGTGATAGTTGGTGAAGGTGGTACTGGGTCAGTAGATTCGACTCAACCTGGCAATAATGGATCCAATTCTGTATTTGGATCTATTACTGCTATAGGGGGAGGTGGAGGTGGTAGTATCCAAAGTGGAAGCGCAGGTGGTTCAGGCGGTGGCGGCTCGTCTGTTAGTGGTTATGCAGCTGGCGGTGCCGGCACTATTGGTCAAGGATATGATGGCGGCACCGGTCAGACTGTTGATACCGGAGGCGGTGGTGGAGCGGGCGGGGCAGGATCGGATAGTACTGGCACTCCTCTTGATGGCACCGGCAACGGTGGTCCAGGATTGCAGGCCTTTGATGGTAAATATTACGGCGGTGGCGGTGGTGGAGCACAATCTAATACTAGTACTGGAACAGGTCTCGGTGGAATTGGCGGAGGTGGTCAAGCTACTATTTTTCATATCAATACTGGTACTATATTAGGATGTTCAGGGTCTCCTAATAGCGGTGGCGGCGGAGGCGGAGGCAGTTCTGGCGGTGCACCTTACGATGGTTTCAACGGAGCTGCCGGAGCTGTTGTCCTTCGATACTTGGACTCATATGCACCGGCATCAGTAACGACCGGTACAGTATCAACAATACAACGTGACGGATATAGATATTATACATTTACAAGCTCAGGCTCAATAACATTTACTACATCGGACACGCCTATTTATGTTATAACACCGCTATCTTCAAGTGTTAATGAAGGTTCAGCATTGACATTTAATGCAGGTGGAATAGGTATTATCAATGGAACATATTACTGGACAATAAATTCAAATGTCGGTGATTTTGAAACAAGCTCTGGATCTTTTACAATTACATCTAATGCCGGTTCATTTACAGTAACACCGACAGCCGATCAATTAACTGAAGGAGCAGAAACATTTACGGTGTCGTTACGAATCGGTAGTGTTAGTGGTGATATAGTTGCCACAAGTATTCCGGTGACAATTAATGATATTAGTTTGACACCTACTTACACCATAACACCGGCATCTTCAAGTGTTAATGAGGTAAGTACATTGACATTTAATGTTGGTGGAACAAATATTATTAATGGAACATATTACTGGTCAATTAATAATATCTCAACTGCGGCAAATGATTTTTCAGCCAGTTCAGGTTCATTTACAATAACCTCTAATGCCGGTTCATTTACTGTAACTACAACAGATGATGCAACAACAGAAGGAGCAGAAACATTTACGGTGTCATTAAGAACCGGTAGTACCAGTGGTACCATAGTTGCCACAAGTAGTACTGTGACGATTAATGATTAGCAGCCGCAGGGTATGGTGGTGATAAGGCCATATTTGGATATGGTACTACTGTTTCCTATAGTAATAAAGCCCTTACTAACCTAGTATCCAATACTGGCGTGGTAGCTACAGATACCGCTGGTGTTGGTACTGCTAGATACAATCTTGCAGCCGCAGGTTATGGTGGTAATAAAGCTATATTTGGATATGGTTCCACAAGTCTTATATACACCGCAATCACCAACAAAGTATCAAGCACAGGTGTGGTAGCTACAGATACTGCAGGTGTTGGTACTGTTAGACAATACCTAGCAGCCGCAGGGTATGGTGGTGATAAGGCCATATTTGGATATGGATTTGGCCAATCAGAAGCTAATTATCTATCAATGACTAACCTAGTATCAAACACCGGTGTTGTTGCAACTGATACCACCGGAGTTGGAACAGCTAGATGGGGATTGGCTGCCGCAGGTTATGGTGGTAATAAAGCTATATTTGGATTCGGCGTTATACAAGGAGGAGAATTATTGTACGCAACCAATCTAGTATCAAATACAGGTGTAGTAGCTTCTGATGTTACATTTGTATCTTATACAGGTCCCGGACAAACCCGGTCTGCAAGGGCTTCTTACGCAGCCGCAAGTTACGGTGGTGATAAAGCTATATTTGGTTATGGGGGTGGGCCCACTTCAATCACCAACCTAATATCAAACACCGGTGTTATGGGTACTGATATTGCAGGTGTAGGTACTGCTAGAACTGGATTAGCAGCCGCAGGATATTCATCAACATAAACACATTTAATATAAAGGAAACAAAATGACAGACTTAGAAAACATTCTAACATATGATTAAAAAAATAATTCTCAGTCCCTGGTCGGCGCTACTAACGCTAGTACTAGTTCTTTCGGTTCGTGTAGCAGATTCTCAATTCATAGAATCAGTTAGATTAAGATATTTTGATACTCTTATCACTAATAAAGCTCCAACAGAAAACAACATCTACACAGTCAATGTAGATGAAGCAACATTGGACAAGTATGGTCAGTGGCCATTACCACGCAACGAATACGCTAAAATAATAGAAGACTTATACAAACGTAATGCAGGTCTTGTTGTATTCAACGTACTAATGCCTGATAGTGATAGAAGTGGTCAAGATGGTAAGTTAGCATATATTATGAAACAGTATCCTGTTATTCTTCCTAATATACCTAGTGACAAAACAAAGAATATTCCACGTAATCCAGGTGCAGCAGTATTAGCTCCTGAATGGTTAGATAGAATAGTTCAGTATCCAGGAATCATTGCTAACGTTCCTCTATTAGAAAACAGTGCATATGGTGTAGGTACAGCTAATACATTACCAGAGATAGATGGTGTCAATAGACGTATCCCATTGATTGCTAGTGTAGATGGTAAACTCTACCCAAGTTTAAGTATGGAAGTACTAAGAGTGGCCGCAGGAGATACAACATTCCAAGTTAAGCTTAACGAGAATGGTGTAGAAAAAATGCGTATACCAAAGTTTGGTACTATTATTACTGATAATTTAGGACGTATTTGGATTGATTACAGTCAACAAAGCAAACCAGTAAGTTTAATGGATCTACCAAAAGACTTTGGTGGTGCTATTGTTATAGTGGGCTTAACTGCGAGTGGATTAAACAATCCTGTACCGACAAGTAAAGGATCAGTATGGCCACATGATGTTCAAGCTAGTATAATAGGAACGATGCTTAACAATGTTGTTATTGTGCGTCCTGATTATGCTGATGGTGTGGAACTTATCGCTATACTAGCTTTAGGTTTATTAGTTATATTATTATCAAGGTGGACATATGCTTTTATTCCAGTTATTATTGTTCTTGGTTCTAGTCATTTTATTGCATCGTATCTATTCACATCCAATCTATGGCTCTATGATATTACCGCCCCTGTTACTGGGATTGGTTTGGTTTATCTTCATGCTTATACTGTCAAGTTTGTAAGTGAATTCTTACAGAAACAACAAATTAAGAAACAGTTTGGAAGTTATGTCAATCCAACTATAGTTGAAAGATTACAGAAAGATCCTTCACTAATTAAGTTAGGAGGAGAACGTAGAGAATTATCTATTGTTATGACTGATTTGCGTGGCTTCACTAGTTTAGGCGAGTCATTCGGAGATGACGTTGAAGGCTTGACACAGATTATGAATGACTACATGACTGCATTAAGTGTTCCTGTATTAAAGAACGATGGTACATTAATTAAGTTCATCGGTGATGCAAGTTTACATGTACATGGTGCACCATTAGACGATCCTAAACATGCAGTAACAGCGGTTATAACTGCAATGCAAATGATTGATGCTATTGAAGAATTCAATAAAGAGTTAACAGCGAGTGGTCGTCCACCAGTTGGTATGGGTGCCGGTGTTAACACAGGTGAAACATTGATCGGTAACATTGGTGCTAAAACTAAGTTTGGTTATGACGTATTAGGTGATAGTGTATCTACTGCGGCTAGGCTAGAAGGCCAGACTAAAGGATATGGTGTGTTATGTATCATTGGTCCTAATACTAATGAGCAAGTTAAAGATGAAATCTTTACATTAGAGTTAGATTGTATTGCTGTAAAGGGTAAGACAATTGGATTGAATATCTACACACCATTAAAGACTGATCCTAGTACTATTACAGAATATCTATCAGCACGTGAGATACATGATTTGATGATAGATTATTACCGTGAACAGAAATGGGATCAGGCATTGCATATGATAGACCAACTAAAGGGTGAATTTGATTCGCATATGGATGACTATTATGATATAATGATAGAAAGAATAGGAGAACTACGTGAAAACAATTTACCTACTGATTGGGATGGCGTCTATCGTGCCACTACAAAGTAACGCCGGAGAGATGATTACCGCTGAACTTTATACCAATTGGTGAGCTAGTTGGTCTAATCCTAAATGATTCCAAAACTCTTTAGTTTTGATGTTATTGTTACCATAATTTGATTTGACCCAATCAATATGATAATGTGCAACAAAGTCAATCACACCTAAAATGATTGCGTAAATCAAATACATATATCCAGTGACAAAAAATACACATAGTGCTGTGAGAATGCCATGCTTGGCACTATGTAATATACCTAGTTTGTCACCATAGATACCTTTACTAGCTATCTCAGCATCGTTCTGATTAACAAAATCAATGTACCAGTGTTTGATATAAAGTAAGATAAGAAGTTGAAGAATTACTGTTTCCATTTTCATCTACGTATGGGTGTATAGTCTACATGTGGTATAGGTCTGTAGTCTTTAATATTGTTAGTGACTATGTTATCACCGTATTTTAATGTAATGTAGCTGAATATTTTATCATCATCAGTTATACCTAAAATCAAATGATTAAGGAATGATATCTTTTCGTCTATTGCTTTTTTAATAGTGGGGTCGGCTATTATATCAGTGAAGTCGTTATTTTGTCTGAAGAAAGTTATGTATCTCATGTTTTCCATAATGTAAATTTTATGTAATCTATTTCTTCTACAAAGTAAAAACGATAGATACCGGCATCTTTACCAGCTGATTCTATTATCTCATAGTTCCAATTATTTGTACAGTTTTCTTTAGCCCATTCCACTATAGGACCAAGACCACCGTACCCTATATTGAGATCAATCTTGTGTTGGGTATCTGTTAACAATTACTCCACCTTGTTCAAGAAACTCTAGTCCTTTAGTATCTCTGTATGCTTCTCTATAAAACACATTTTTGATACCAGATTGATAGATAGCTTTTGCACAATGTATGCATGGTGCATGTGTAACAAACAATGTAGCATCTTCGCTAGATTCTGTACTTGCGGACACTTTAGCAATTGCATTCATTTCTGCATGTAATACCTCATCCTTAGTAACTAAACGATATCTACGATTACTTTCTACAGAACTATCATATTCTTCAAATGGATATAATTGTCCATCCCAAGTATCACCCGGCATGTATTCTTTATATTCACATTCGTTAGTCCATCCAGTTGGCATACCGTTGTAACCTGTACCTAGAATCTTATTGCCTTTAACGATTACAGCACCTACATTTAATCTGATAGCTGAACTTAGCTTACTAGTTAGGTCAGCTATATCCATATAATAGTCTATAAATTTTTGTTTCATTTAACGTAGAATTTTTTAATATGTGCCTTCGCACTATGATCGGGTAAAATACTTAGTACATAATTTGGTTCGTCATATTTTTTACAAAAAGCTTCACCTAATTTGTACTCACCTTTAATCTGTTCAAATAGAAACTCTTTGCAAAAATCAGCAAACTCTTGTTTACTAATCTTAAAATCTTTTTTACCTTTACCTAATGTCTGTATTCTTAATTGATCTACCATTTTATCAAACATCTTAATCCCACAAACTTCTGTAATACTTACCAAATAGTTCTAAACCTTCTTGGATACGTGTCTCATGCAATTGATGACCAACATGGTCATACCAATGTTCATTGGGATTCTTGTCAACCATTTGCCAAGTTGCTTCATCCTTACCTGTAATAGGGTTTGGATATAGTTTATCAGTCTTCAACCAATCATATTCACCCTTACCGTGATGATAGAATTTTGAGTAATCATCTTCGGCTAATTGCTGAAATGACCAGATCATTTTGTCTAGTATTTCGTCCCAGCGTTTGGCAGCGATTTCCCATGATTCATTGTGTGTTTCTTTATAGAAATCAAAACATTCTTGTTGACTCCAATCTTCCCCACCTACATCATCTACTAAGCCACTAGGAACACCATGCTTAGTAGCTTTAAGCTGAATTAATGCAGGATAGATTATAATTGCAAGAGTGTGGTCTAAGCTCCATGTATCATGTCGTTCAATTTGAACATTGATTTTTCTGCGACCACCTTTCTTGGGAAAAGGTTTAATATTAACTTTCATCCGTTATACTCTTGATACTTTCCGTTAGTAAAGATAAAAATTTTAGTGTCGTGTATTACCGTAGCAACAGTAATGTTCTTATATTCATTACAAGACTTTGCTAAATCTTCAATAGAATTTGCTTGACAAATAAAATCATCCGTTTCTTTATCGTATAGATATAGCATGTTATCTATTTCTTCTATATTCAGTTTACGTACTAGAGTTTTTGATTTTTCTAATTCAATAGAAGTAGGTAAAATATCAATTCTTTCATCTTTTAGTATCTTACGTAACTTCCAGATTGTATGCACATTGCCGATAATATATCCTACAACCAAACACACTATAATCTCAATCATTTGTTAATCTCCAGATTAGACCACTGCTTTAGTTTTTCAAACTTTTTCATCTTAGCTGTTTGAACTCCCGTAACTGTCACACCAATGTTCAAATCAGTTAACAACTCTACCATAGCAAATAGATCTCCAATTTCTTCTTCTAGCATATTTATGTTTGTAAAATCTTTACCTGGTTTCATTTGATCGGGTCCAAAACGAAAACATTTACTAATAGCTTGAGCTACTTCCGCACATTCTTCCTGCAGAATCAATAATACTTCTCTAGTTTCTTCATTCATTTTTTATTCCATCGATAGTTATTTAATTCTGAAATTACTTCTTCAACTGTTTCTTCTACTTCCCATGTACCATGAGGAGGGCAAAATACGTAAGTAACGTTTTCAATAATACCATCTTGTTTTTTAACAAGATTGGCCGTGTTATAAACAGTAGCAATTAGGTCAATGTTTATTGCAATTTTATTGCCTTTGTGTGCTTCGTTAGCATTTGTTAGTGATATGAACATTATATTTTCTTTGACTTAGCTACTACATATTTTTCGTGATAGGATTTCCAATCACTTAGATAGTCCGTATGTTTAATCCAACGATGTATGCCTTTTTTAGTTTGTACTAAAAATCCCCATTCACGTTGTTGCTTCCCCATAAAAAATAGTGTTGTTACAGGACCTACATTTTCATCAAGTTCAAGCCAGTGATATTCACCTGCACTACGTTTAATGATACTACCAGGACCACGCCATGTTTGAAATTCTGTAAGAATTTTGCCATCATTATTAAACACAGGTGTATGCTCCCAATAACCACCTTTCAATATAATAGTTATGTAAGCCCAGGGATGATCATGCATAATAGGATCATCACTACGAACAATCTTGTGTAATGTGACATTAAAGGGGAAACAAATACGGTCTTTGAGAAAAAGATAATAACGGTGCATATAGTCAGCACCTGTTCTACGATCTGGGATAAGGCGGTATCTGCCTAACTTATTCATAATCTTGTGAAACAAACTCATAGAAACTCCTTAGACAGATATTAAAAATTTTGAACGGGCTTCAGGTGCCCGCTAAACCTTTTACTGTTGATTAAACAGTTTGTGACAATGCACGATAGCCGGCAGCAACCACTGCACGACTAGGAGTACCCAAACGATACTTCACAGTACCTTTAGTCTCGTTTGCATAGACTGCAAATCCACCACGCAAGCGTAAATCGCTCACAGTAGCAGTTGGATTAGCAATACCAAATCGTGACTTAATTTGGGCTGCGGTGAGTTGCTCACCTTTTGAAAGTGCCTGTACTAGGCGTTCGCTTTTAGTAATCATCATATTTTTCCTTTTAAATGTTTCGTTGTTTTCACAACGTACATGAATTATAACACTACTACGAATAAATCTCAAGATATATGGTTACCTAGGTAACCGATTTTTGTTAGCAATATAGCCATTAATTTCTAACATAACGTCTATTTCCACCGATCAATCCTTCAACACCTATTACAGGAATCTCTTGTATAAGGTCCTGAGGAATCAGAAGGTACATAAGGTGCTCAATATCAGCATATTTTCCGTTGGTAATACGATCCTTTAACTCAATGATAGCATCAAAATAAAACTGTTTAATTCGTTCATGGTGTTGAACAGGCCATGACCATAATCTAGATACATATTGATGTGGAATATTAACACGTTCCCCAAATGGTGTGGGAAGTTTTTCTGTAATGATAATTTTATCTGGATACTTCTCATACACAGATAGGTCAAAATCATCAGTCAATAAGTATCTTCCTGACAACTTATGTATCCTATCAATACCGTCAAGCACTCCGGTTTTATCCATCAGCTTAAACCCCTCACTAAAACACATAATCTCACATGCGTTTTTTACAATATCCCAATTAGGTGTACTGCTATGAATCCTGTATACCTCAGGGCTCTTGCTCATATCGACTAAGCAATGTACTACTCCGTGTAATGCGTCAACAATTTCCTTGTCTAAAGGGTAGCCGCTAGACTCAATCACTGCTAATCTAGCACCTGGCACTCTGTCATACACCGACTTAAAGGTTCGGTAAGTTTGAAGCAATCTTTGGTTACTATCAAACACACCAAACTTTGTGTTAATTGCACTACTAATAACAAATAAATGGTTCATATATCAATAAATTTTAATTTAAAAACTTCTGCTTGCGGGTCAGCCCCTAAATACCCGCGTGGATTACAAACCACTCTTGTTGTTCCAATCATGTAATCAAATGGGTCATGCATGTGACCGTGTGTCCATAATACAATCTCAGGATGATTTAAAATGAACTCACTCAATTCACTATGATAACCACCATTCATTATAGAATGAACGTTGTGTTTATATCTATCATGGGTACTCATTGCACTGGGAGCATGATGCCCAACAAATACAATCTTATTGTATTTAATATCAGGAAGAACTGCTTTCAAATAACCTAGTGTTTCTTGGTGACGTTTTACAGTATGTGCAGGACGTAATTTACTGTAATTTAAATCATCATTACGAATGACACGGTAATCATTCATCATGTCGGATAATGCATGTAATGTTAATGGGTCACTTTTATTACAATCAGTCCATAGTGTAGCACCAATAAAGGACACTTCATTGATAACCTTAATCTCACGTTCCAAAAAGTAAACGTTAGGATATCTGGCACATTCAGTACGTAGATGTTCTAAACTTTGATTCCATCTGCCGTGATAGAATTCATGGTTACCTGCAACATAAACAACATGAGGGAACTCATTGCTTACTCTACTGAGAAAATTACGGAATCGTTGTGCGGCTTTTTGTCTTGTACCTAATTCAGTATAAGATTCGTATGGGCTAACTACAGTAGGAGGATGATTATGTAAATCTTCCGCTAACATAATGTCACCTGAAAGGATAAGAACCTCAGCATTTTCTATATTGATGAGGTTGATATCTTCGAATTCTAAGTGTAAGTCACTACACAATGCTATCTTCATAAATTCTTTTTAATATTCTCAATTACTTTTTTTGCGTCTTTTAGACCACTTAGTTCAATTCTTAACTCTAAAAGTTTTTCAGCATGTGTCACCCATGATGTATAACTTTGTGACCAATTGATAATGTATTTCATACTAACTCCATAATATGTTTACAATTACCACGATACATAAATCCAGGGCATGTGCATGTTTTATCTTCGGTGTCAATAGAATATATATTACCTTTACTGCCGGTCACTTTGATAATTGTACGCTTTTCTTTAACTGCCTTGAAAGGATTGGGTTTAGCTGTTACAAACTTACGACCACGCTTGTCGATTGTGATCGGGTTTTTAAAATAGACAGGAGTAGTAGAACCAACCTTGATGTATGCAACCATTTTGCTACCGTCGAGCAAGTAAGTATGATTAGCATTGTTGCTATCATTCCATACTGTTGTTTCTACTACTGCTTCCATATTAATAGGCTACCTCGTCTGTTTCTTCTTGTGCAATACGATCTTCTTCGTCTTTAATTGCGGACTCTAACGTAACAAAGGCTCCGTCGTGGTCACAAACAAACCAAACAGCTTTGCCATCAATGTTGCGCAGGATATAGTCATATTCCTGATGTTCGCACTTATTAAAATAATCATTGATATCATTGTAATAGCGAGCCTCGCAACCTACTTCACCACGATCACGACCATAGAATGTAGTCATGTCTTTATACAAATGAGAATATTCAACCAATGTCATGTCTTTCACATCATAGTGACTGAAGGGATGTTTTGTACCAATTTGTGGACGCAAACTTGACAAGTCACCGAGGTCAATCAAGTCACGCAAGATAAAGGGATTAGAATAGTACTCCATCAACATTTTACCGTTGTGAGCCAAGTAACCATCCCAGTGACAATATACCTGACCGATAGTACCATCAGCGAATTCTAATGCGATTGTAGAACGAGTAGCCATTTTGTAAGTCCTTTATTTAACTGTTTAAGATTCTATTATATACCCAAAGTGATTTATTGTCAACCTTTTCGTAGTGCATCAAAAATCATATTTTGAAGCTGGGCCACGTCCTCGTCCGGTACGTAGAAGTCGGTCAGTGGGTCGTAATACTCACCTTGTTTGTTGTCATAATACAACACTTGACCATTTGGGTAGTGAAAGGGTCCTTCGAGACCTTTACGTGGCCCGAATTCTTTATTGTGTTTGAAAACAGTATACGCCATATAAATCCTTAAACTAAATCAACTTGAACCTGTTTGCCACGAATAGTAGCACACAGACCTACGGGCACAAGTCCGCCATGTTTCTTTTCCATGTAACGCATGTAAGACAATTTCAGCAATGCTTCCCAGCAAACTGTACGGGCCGTAACAGTAGCAAATTGCTCGGTCATTTGCTTGATGGTCATATACATACCGATATCGTTTTCGGATCCGTCACCCTTAAAAATTACACGGAATTTCTGTGAGTTTTTGAATCCGTCAATAATAGTTTTTGTACGCATTTGTAGTCCTTTTCTTTACTGTCTAGATTCTATTATAGCACAATGCCCATTTATTGTCAAATTACATAGACCAGTAAGTCTCGCTAGCGGGGTTGCAACAGTTGGGGGTATCCGCATCAATTTGAACAAGTTTGCCGGTCATCAAGTTTTTGACGGTTTTCTTGGGAAAAACAAAGCCAGGGTTAAGAACCTTGAAAGCTTCCAAAGTCTTAGCGGTTTGTGCTAATGGGTTAGTTTCAATAAACTTAACCATTGAGATAAAACTCATACCCAAAAATTCTGCATCTTTTTGGATAACTTTGATTGCTGTAACTTGTTTCATTTGTGTCCTTTAGTTGACTGTTTAAGATTCTATTATATACCCAAAACCATTTAATGTCAAATTTAGGATACTTTTGCATCCATCATTTCACCCAAGATAAACTTGGCAACATTCAGTTGTTTACGGACAGCTTCGGGGCGACCCATAGCACCTAATTCCTGTGCATCTGAAAGGATGCCCATTACGACCATTTCTAGACCGGAAAACTTAGCGGTAATACTTTCCATGTACTGCTCACGGATATCTTGTTCGGTCATACCGTACATGTTGATTTCACGGGTACGTTGCATGTCACGTGATACTGCGGCTGATAAGTTCATTGAAAGCTCCTTTTGACTGAATAAGACTCTATTATAGACCCAAACCCATTTATTGTCAAATTTAGGACATGTTGCGTTTTTGCAACACTTTATCAGCTAGGCCATATGCTACGGCCTCACTTGCACTCATAAAATAGTCACGTTCCATGTCTTTTGCAAGCTCCTCAAACGATTTTCCTGCACTATTATGGTCTACATAGATTTGTGTCAATGTCTTTTTCATGGCTAAAATCTCTTTAACCTGAATTTCCATATCAGTAGCTTGACCACGTGCGCCACCTGAGGGCTGGTGAATCATATGTCGTGCATTGGGCAGGATAAAACGCTTACCTTTAGCTCCTGCTTGACCAAGCAAACTACCCATTGAACAGGCTTGACCCATAACAATTGTTTGTACATCAGGGCTAACAAATTGCATACAATCATAGATTGCCATACCAGCAGTAACTGAACCACCTGGACTATTGATATACATTGAAATATCTTTATGACTATCTTCACTTTCTAAGAACAATAGTTGGGCAACAATTAAATTTGCCATTTGGTCATGTACTTCGCCTTCAAGCAAAATTACACGGTCACGCATCAAACGTGAATAAATGTCGTAACTACGTTCACCTTTACTTGTAGTCTCAACAACGATAGGCACTAAACTCATATCTTTCCTTTATTAAAAATTTGCGATAAATACTAAATCGGTGCTATAATTAGCACTTCATCAACTATTTGAGATATTATATATGAGATACATTGAATTTGCAAACACTTTGGTTGAAGCAAAAGCCCCGACAGTAGTGAACTCGCAAGAACCATCGCCCGTTACAAAGGCACAGGTTGAACAAGTATTACGTCAAGCAGGGTATGAAGACTTAAAACCTAATGGTAATGTAATCGGCGTAGTTACACAGATACCAGACGGTGCTAAAAAGGGTGAGTTTAGGTCATCGTTGCTACAAGATGTTTTGGCTATATTGAAAAAGTATTTACCAGATGCAGGTCCAGAGTATTCGGCAGCGGCCAAGAGTAGCTTAGGTGGTGTCGTTTTTGGTGACGGTAGCCCTGTACAAGTTATTATTAAAGATGCAGGTCAACAGGGTGAAAAGAGTGCTGGTGTAGGCAATGAAGCTGAAATTGCTTCATACTTAGCAAGTATGGTTGAGAAGTATGGACTAATCAATGTTACTTTTAAAGACCCACGTGGAAAAACAATGACAATTAAGAACGTTGACCAAGTATATCCAACTGGTTCTGACGTTGCTGAACGTAAGAAAGCAGATATTGTATTAGCTAGCTCTAAGAGCAGATTACCTGTATCTATCAAAGAACTAAGTGCTGAAACATGGGAATCTGCTGATTCATTGTTTGGGGCCAAAGCACGTGAAATAATTGATAAATTAGTAAAAGATAAAGTAGTTAAACTTATATTACAACCTGACGGTAAAAGTTATTTCCTAAGTAAAGAGATTGTTATTGAACCTACTGAAGAAGAAGCAATGAGTGCTATTTTTGGTAGTGACATTAATCCTCATGGTGGCATTGTTATCCAAGACTTTGAGCCTAAACATTATCATCAGGTGGAGAACAACATTAGTATTGAATGTCATGCTGTTATTACTCGTAAAGAAGATATCCCTACAAGTCACATGATGGTTTGGTTATTACGTAATAACAAAGGTCGTTTAAGTAAGGCTTTGGGTATTCGAGGTATCAGACCAATGGCATCTGTATTGAATCGTGCTATCGGTAAGAAGGGTACTAAAGATGTTATTCTTGTTGATGTTAACGGGAATGTAGTAGACAATCCTAATATCAAAAAGTAATTAGCATTTGAACAAGCTTTGATGCTTATACCAACGGCGCTGAGAATGCGCCGTTTTTAATGGGATATTGTGTTCTTTTAATAAATCACGAAACTGAAAGAAACTTGGACCATGACTCATAATAGCATTTAATCCCTCTGCCTCACGTTCAGGCCCTGCTATATCCCATTGATATTGATGAACCATTTCATGTGCCAATGTAGCTATCATCCATTGTGGACTAATCCACTTGTCCATAAGTTCAATCTTACAATAACTACCGTTTTTTAGCTTGTCATGTGATCCTATACACATTCCCCAATATTTTCTACATCTTGATTTTAGTATGAGTTCCGGTTTTTTTAACATATTATGAAAAACATTATCGTTTATCAGTGTATAAACGTGTGAAACTTGCCATTGTGAGGGCCTAAACATTAGACGTTTTTGCTCACGCATAGTGGGTAATGGCAAAGCCATTAGTTCTTTTAGAGTAGGTGATCCGTGAAACATAGTACTTGTATTTATGATTATAAATTTTATCTTTATGGTTTTCCTAGAGTAAATAGATGTATAAGGAGAAAATTATGTTAAACTTTTTGAAAAAATTATTTGGTGTTCCCGAAGCCAAACCTGTAGAAACAACTGAGGCAAACGTGTCAGCCCCGTACAAAGTACCGGAGCCGGCAGCTACTACACCAATTCCTTTGGTTGTCAATTCTGCACCAGCTGTTGAAACCGTTGTAGTTGTTCCAGAAGCTGTAGTACCTGCAGGGGTAGTTGAGCAAGCACCGATATCTAAAAAGCCAAAAGCCCCAGCAAAGCCAAAAGCCCCAGCAAAGCCAAAAGCCCCAGCTGTTGCTAAAAAAGCCCCAGCAAAACCCAAAGCACCAAAAGCTACCCAGTAATAAACTGCATGGTGGTAGGTTTCGATATAATTAGCGACCTAGAACTATCTTACAAATATAAACTAGATTGGGAAGGAAAACCAACTAGTTTATTTTGTATTGTAGCAGGCAATATAACCGATGATTTTAAAGTTTTAGAAGAAACTTTAGAACATTTAAGTGCCCAGTATCATGGAGTATTCTTCATTGACGGTTCTATGGAGATAGGGTCATTAATGTTACAAGCATCTAGGATAGACCAAATAGCTAAGATAGCCAGTAAAATAAAAAATGTTGTATATCTTCATAACAATGTTGTTATCGTAGATGGTATAGCATTAGTTGCAGTTAACGGTTGGTATGGCAACTATACCCCGATAGATCCCGACGATGAAATACGTCTTGGGTATCACTCACACGGTGATCAAGACTATCTACACACAACTATAGAAAAATTGCAATTACACGTGGATGTAAAAAAGATTGTAATTGTGTCTAGTTGTGTTCCCTGTGCTGACTTATTCTACGGGGAAGAACCTAATTTACCTGATTACGTTGGATTGAACTCTGCTCTAATTAATGATACAGAAAACAAGATAGTTACTTGGATATATGGTAACTCAAACAAAATGGTTGATACCAATATTAACGGTATCAACTATGTTAATAACGCTTGTTTTAACAAAAATCCATATTGGCCAAAACGAATAGAAATAGAAGTTTAAACTTCTGGCTCAATCTTTACTTGTAACGGAAATCCCTCGTTACGTGCATCAAGTGTTACCTCAATACCCTTTTGTTCTGCAATTTCATACGGTAGAACTGCTACGACAGCACTGCCCTGCTCATGTATACCTGTAGTAATATGTGCGGCAGTATCAGTATTGTGACCGAAATGATCTACTAAACTACGCACTACGAAATCCATACTAGTATGTTCATCATTCATATAAATTACCTTGAACATAGATGGTTCTGGTAATTTAAGATTAGGTTTAATTTTAATTTTTGATTCGGTCTGTGCCATGATTTATACCTTGAAGTAGTGTGCAAGTTTCCTCGCACACTTTTATTTAACGAAACACTATTATATTATTTAGTGTAAGAAATTGCAATAGACTTGGGTTTCTTTTCTTCAGGGAGTTTGCGCTCCAAATAGATAGTAAGAATACCATTCATATTGACAGCATTAACTACTTCAACATGTTCTGCTAAAGTAAATTCACGCATGAAGTCCCTGTTACTGATCCCTTGATGTAAATATTCAGCAATAATTTCTGCTTCTTTTTTACCTTTGATAACTAACACTTGATTGTCAATGTTAATTTCAACTTCACCTTCACCGAAACCAGCCACTGCTACTTCAATATAAAAGGTATCTTCTGATGTTTTTATAATGTTGTATGGGGGATAGTTAAGTGATTGTTGATTGTTAATTCGCATTAGTTCATCAAACATATTATCGAAACCGATACCAAATTTGTGAATTGACGGAATGTCGAGGGAACGAAGGGTTAAAGTTTTTGTCATGTTTTTCTCCTATTAAGCAAGATGACTATGTGTAGACCCGACCATCGGCATCTACAATATGTATTTATTATAACACAAATACGTAAAAAAATATAGTATTTAGGTTAAAACTGTTTTGGTGGTAATGATTGGTCACGCAAGTGCTTTTTCCACCTGCGAACAGCTTGGCTTTTTGCTATTTTACGTTTGACAGTAGGTTTGACAAATTCTTGGCGGTCACGGACTTCTTGAAGTAAACCTAATTCGGTTATCTTTTTCTTAAACTTGCGTAGAGCTTTATCTACATTTCCGTCTGTAACAAAAATTCGTCTGCCTTTTTTACTCATACAATGGTTTTGGTGTAATTACATCAACTCTATCTATATTTAGTGTTTTAATCCCGTTTTTAGCATACGTTCTTACTTTAAACATATGTGGCATCAATACTCTTTCAATCTCAGTATGAAGTCCACGTGCCCCTGTTTTAAGAGAGATAGTGTTTTCTGCAATTTGATCCAACGCATTGTCAGTAAATTCTAGTGTAATATTATCTAACTCAAATAGATATTTATATTGGCTAATGTAATTGTTCTTAACGTCAGTTAAGACCCTTATTAATTGTTCTTTATTAAGATTGTCAATGCTGACAGTAGTAGTAAAACGTCCAATAAATTCAGGAATCATACCAAATTTAGTTAAATCATCCGGGCGAACATCACGCATGTCACCTTCAATTCTAGTGTCTTTAACACTAGCATTAAATCCAATGCTTGTACCATTAACACGATTGGTGATAAGTTCTTTTAATCCAACAAACGCACCACCTGCAATGAATAAGATATTTTTAGTATTAATCTCAGACATATCAGATCCAGGATGTTTTCTTCCACCACTATTAGGAATACGACATACAGTACCTTCAACTAACTTTAGTAATGCTTGTTGAACTCCCTCTCCGGATACGTCACGGGTAATACTAGTACTTTCACCCTTACGTGCAATCTTGTCAATTTCGTCAACAAATACGATTCCACGTTCTGCTAAGTCTTTGTCACCACCGGCGGCATTCAATAGCATACTAATCATTGATTCTACATCATCACCGACATAACCTGCTTCTGTTAAGCTAGTTGCGTCAGCTACTATGAAAGGGACGTTTAGATACTTGGCAGCTGTTTTAGCTAATAATGTTTTACCTGAACCCGTAGGTCCTACTATAAGAACATTTCCCTTTTGAATCTCTAAGTTCTTTGGAGGATTAGTAATACGTTTATAGTGATTTGCAATAGCAACACTCATAACCATCTTAGCTGAATCTTGCCCAATAACATGCTCATCTAAAAACTTTTTAATAGTTTCAGCATCATATTCGGGTTGTAATTCTTCTTTGGTGTCGCCTACTTCATCAGCAATAAGGTCTTGACATAGCTCTACACAATCACTACATATAGCTACATTCTCACCTACAACTAATTTTTTAACTGCTTCTTTACTGTTGCCGCAAAAGCTACAATGTTTTAATTTGGTTTCTTCTGTCATTATTTAAGGTAGATATGAAATACTTATCAAAGTATATCATGTGTTATTTTTTTATGAATTCTGTGATGGCTTGATTTTCTGCGTCAGTTAATAACTCAGGATCATATTCACCTGTTGCAATTTTGTTGATAAGATATTCAACATACTTAGTTTGTGTCAGATATGATATGCTATTTTCTTTGTTAACTTCTAACCAACGTGATCCGTCAAATTTGTATACACGATTTGGTAATGAATCTACACGGGTAAACAGGTCACCTCGCTTTGCATATTTAGGGAATGCAGTACCAAAATTAACACTAATTGAATTCTCACCATCTACTACAATTTTTAACATGTCGGGATATAAGTCTCCTGCTATCCTTTTGTGCATCTGTTTACCTTCAACTTCGATGTAATCTCCTGTAACTGAATATTCAGTTGTCACAATATCAGGTTCTTTTATAGTAGCAACAATTATCTCAGTAGAATCAACTGTTATATTATCTATGTCAAATTTCTTTGGTTCAGGTTCTTTTTTTCCTACAATAGGTTCTAGATTTTCAAAATGAACAAACGGTTTGGCTAGGTAAGGATGTTTGTCTAAGACAGATTCTTCAGGAAACAATTCGTCTTTAGTTACTACCTCTCCTATAGGTGGTTCCGCAGAATTTTGTATTTCTTCAATTTGTTCTTCTGTTAAAGGCCCATCATCAGGCTCATATGCTGGTTCAGTGACAGTGGGAGTCGTTGGTGTTTCGGTCCCTAGAGGGCTGTCACCCTCCTCTTTATCCCATTCTCTACTTGCATTGGCAGCTAATACTAAAGCGATAGCAAGTGGGTCAAATACAATTACAAGTAAAATAATAACCCAACGTACGGCCGACTCTAACATATTATTGTCGGCATTGTCTCCGTAAATCAATGCGGCAATGTATTTGATAGGGCCAACTTCCGCTTCGACCTTGCGTACTTCAGCCGCAATGGGCGCTCGTTCTTCTCGTATTCTAGTAATTGTTTTCTGTTCGGACGCAATTTCCGTAAGGAGTCTAGTCCTTTCCTTTGCTTGAGTTTTGCGTATAGCAACGGCTTTATCTGCACCCGCTTCTGAAGTCGAGCGGCCCATAACTTGGTCCACTGCCTCATCAAGTTGTTTAAGTGCTTTGCGATTAACATCTATAGTGTCCTGTGATACTTTAATCTTCTCATCGTAGATTGCAATTTTGGCTTGTATATCCCCTGTTGTAATTCCTTGATCCATATGTGCTTTACTTAGGAAGCCAAATATACCCATGCTAGTAAGTAATGCTAATGCAATAACAGCAGGTACAAGATAGAGTTTAAGTAGGAAGCCACAACGATTCCAATATTTTCGTAACCATACCGTAGTAGTAATCTTGCCTATTTCTAGTATACCTCCCATTATAATAACAGGAATAACCGCACCAGCAAAGATAGCAGTTAAACCAATAATACTATAGTAGGCTGCTACTGTACTTAATGCTAGTGCTACTAACAGTGTTAGGGAAGATAGGGACAAATATTTTTTATACATCCTAGTATTTATCTAAAATATGTCTACTGATTGTATTCATTGGGATAACCAAACAAGTGCCCGTATGTGTTAACAAACTCGGGCATATGCATTACTAGTTTTCTAGGAAGGCTTCTACCTTGATATATGTAATATGTAACATATAACACAGCACCGTCTTCATTGATATTACGTTCTTTGACTTGAATTACTTCAATGACATTACCATCATCAAACGTATACTTCTTACCTACTAAATCATGTGTCATAATTATTTTGTGTTGTGGTGTACACTAAATGTACTCCACTGGCCACGCCAGTTATCATGTTCACTATCCATACCCTCGTCATTAAGTTCTACACCATTATAAACTAACCGTGTAACAACACTAGTACCTTCAACATCCCAGTTCAACACTTTAAGTTTCTTAGGCTCAAACACACCCTCAATAGTTGTTTGAATACAACTGCCTTTACCACCTTGAGTCCAATACAACCAATAACCTTTACCTAAGTAATGTGGATATAGTTCTTCTTGTTCTTCTACAGCATCATAATAACTATCTTCATCATTTGCTTCACTAACAAATGATTCCAAATCACCTTCGTAGATTATCTCACCCTCACTATTCTCAATAGTCATGTGAGTATCATCTTGGTCAAAGCCCCAGAATGAAATCTTGTCCTGATACTCATAGTAAGGACTATCAAATCGTGCCGCTTTAGGAGTATTATTTTCATCGTAATCGTAGCTCTCATTAAGAGCATCACTTAAATCATCTTCGTGATCCTCATCACTCCAATAATCATATTGTTGTTTCTTAATCTTGTGTACGCCAATCTCACGTGTGCGACCCCAGATACGAATAGTGTAACTATCTTCAGGATAACTTTCTTTTAATGAGTCGTTATCTTCTGTGTCGTTTTCAAAGGGCCACTTAGCAGTCTCTACAAAATCACTATTTGGTGTGGGCCAGTGTGCAGGAGGATTACTATCTTTTTCATCTTCTTCCAATGTAGAATTTTCAAATGGCCATTTAGCAGGAGGATTATCTACTGTTAGTTGTTCAAATTCTCGTTTTAACTCTTCCAAGTCAGCTTCTAAATCAGCTTCATCAACTGGTTCTTCATCTGTCGGCCGATCTTCCATCATAATCCAACTTTCATTGCAATCAGGACAATAGTAACCACTCTCTTTGATTTCAGGTAGTTCACTTTCTTTGTGCATAGCACCGCAACTAAAACAAGGAATTTCTTCCTCTGCCGCTTCCTTAGACCAACGTGCTTCACGTTCTTTACGTGCTACTTCGTCTGCAACACCGGCTTCTGTTAAAGAGGTATCGCTCTCACAGTATGGGCATACTTTCTTAGCTTCTAGTTTTCCTGTCTCATCATCTTCTGGCCATTCCCAGTCAGCATCATAACTGTAACCAGTCCACTTACACTTAGTGCATTTGTGAGTGTGTGGCGCCGGTTCAGGCTCAATTACCCAACTAGACTCATCACCTAGTTCGTAGGTAACATCGTATCCACCTTTACGGTCAGTCCAACAATCATCATATTGAAACTCCCATTCAATCTCTACATCATTCTCGTAGGCATCATTAATAACATCTTCATAATCATATGTACCATCACTAATACCATCTAGTATTACTTTAATCTCATCTTCTTCCTTGTCAGGATAGATTTCACTTAATAGTGCTTCATCAATTTCAATAGCATATTGACGATCATGTTGATGCCATTCGTGTTTAACTATTGTTACCATTTTGTGCCTCCTTAGCGTTCTGGTAAATTTTCTTAACTATATCTACTAGTGGACGAACTAACCATCCACCCAAATATATACCGGCGATAAAATATATGCCTTCGTTTAAAGTCATTTTTATTCCTCTAGAATCTATTATAACTCAACTGTGGTATAACATCTACTAGTTTGGACACACATTATACGAACAAATCAAAACTAGATTTCCCATATACAGTCCCGTCAATGTCACATTTGTCACATGGATTTTGTATCCTATTACCCATTGATAGATTCGTTCTATACTCAGTCAATTTGGATAACCAATAGTCAATGACCGGGGTATTCTTTATGTTATACACATTGGTAGTTTTGCCCCAATCTTGTTGGCATAGTAAGTAATCTCCATTCCAATCAACAAATATTTTATAAAACGGGATGTAACAAGGACGAGATATGTTTAGTACCTTGGTCTGTTGTATGATATCTATCCTATTAATTATTTTTATGTTAGCAATATCATATTGATGTTTTAACACTAGCTCTATCTTTACACCATCTAACATTTCAATAAAATAAGTAGTAGCATCTGTGTCATACATACTAACTGTTATAGTAGTACATCCTGCATTAGCAAGATCAATAGCAATGTCTCTAGTTAACAAATCACCGTTTGTATTAATCTCTATCCATTTAGCTGTTGGGCATGATTGTTTGATATTACGCACACATTCTGCTATATTAGGATGTAACAATGGTTCACCAAAACCCACAAAGCCTATCCTGCCATCAAACCCAAATGTTGATAACTGCTCACCTAATAGTGTACATAGATCGGGATCAATATGTTTTTTCTGATTCTTGTAGATATTAGGATCAACTCGAGGACAGAAGGAACAGGCTCTGTTACATAGTTCCGTAGGATTGATTTCTACACTACGTAATGCAGAATATAAATCAACCGCACCCTGTTCTTGCAGGCGTCTTAACTCATCTGAGTTCATTTTCGAATTTCTTGAATGTATCAATATCAGTTAACGACATTCTAAACAACTCGTTAACTTCCTTCATCTTAACAGGTAAACTATATCTAGTTTTAAACAATACATAATTTCCTTCAGAAGGTACTACATCATACTTATCCTCAATGTAGTTTCTAGTTTCTAACATACGACTAATATGCATACCTATTTGAGGTAACAGTTTGTTAAGAGCAGGTATAGTAGCATTTGTAGTTACATAGCCTGGTCTTACGTTTTGTATTCTATTAATTATATCTGAATTAGAAAAGCAGTATCCAAATCTTAATCCAGGAGATGCTATCGTTTTGCTTAGTGTTTTCACTACAATTAAATTGTCAGCAGTAATAGAAGTATCCAGTACAGAGCAATCACTAAAATCACAATAGGCTTCATCTACTATGACTAACTTGTAAGTGGGTAATAGGGACAAGATTTCATTTTTAGATAAGGCTTTACCGGTCAAGCCGTTAGGGTTTGCTATGTATAAAATATCTGCATCATCTTTAATCTCATACCCTATATGATGTGCATATAGTTGAGCCAGTTGCCAAGTTGGGCTAACAATCTTTAAAGAGTTACCTTGATATAATTTTAAGATACGTAGTATTATATCAGATGACCCATAACCTATAGCTATGTTATAAGGAGAAATACTGTAGTATTGAGATAACAATCTATATGCTTCTGCATCATCCGGATAGGTAGATACGCTATGTTCAACGTTTCTGTCTAAAAACTTATCATAGCATACATTATTGGACAAATCTAAAATCTCAGATTTTGGTAATGGTTGTGTCCAATCATGTCGTATCATTTGAAATATTTAACATCCTTATGCTTAACAAATATAATTGTATGAAATTTGTTCTGATACTTGATTGGTAAATCTAAATGCACACTAATACGAGGGCCTTCAATCTGATTGATTTCAGTATCATTGCCCACTGTACCCACAAAAGGAATCTTGTTCCATTTGCCTGTAACACGATCACCGATATTGTATTTTGATTGATATCGATGTATCTTAAAATATTCTGATAGACTTGCCATTATTCAACTCCGAAATGATCTTGGTATTTATTCATCAATCGTTCAAATGCATTAAATGACAGTTCTTGCTTGTTAATTTCAACACATTCCCGAACAATCAACTCGGCGAACTTTTGTATAGCATTACGGTCATATTCATCCATTTCATCCCAGCAACCCTGTGCGGTTAGTCCTGCATGATACATTAGATCATCAAATTTAGTACCGATATTCATATAATCGCTTGCAGTTGTAAATTTTAAATCATTCATTTCTTCGTCCATTTGACATAGCCACCATTAGTATTACTCCAAGGGCAATATTGCTCCCAAAGTTGTTTAGCCTCAGCAGGATCACTGTGACTTTTCATTAACTGGTCTACTTTAGGTCTTGTAGTGTATCCTTCATGACCCCAGTTATGGTCTTTTAATGCAGTTTCTAGTTCATTCATTTGTCATCCCTAAAACGAACAAAGCGAGGGAAACGCAAACTGTAAGTACCATCTTGGTTCTGTGTAATTACATCACATAAGACTTCAGCAGTTCGACCAATGACCAGATTACGATTAGTCCAATAGTCATCCCTATCACCATCACTAAAGCCACTACCTACATTGACTGTAATTTCTTTCCCGTCGTCAACTCCATGACAAACTAATGCTCCAAGTCTTCCTAAGTTTCTACCAGTACCTTCTTCAACACCCACAACTTCTAAATCTACTGTTAGTGTAGGCTTCCACTTCATCCAATCTGTACTACGTTTGCAGATATATGGAGCTTCTAATTCTTTAATCATAATGCCTTCAAACCCTGCGTTCACATTGTCTTTAGCATAACGTTCAAGTTGATCCTTACCTGCGGCTGTATCTAAGTCAACCATAATGTGTGGTAGTAGTTCAACGTTAGGCATAGTGTCAACTACGTGGCGAATGTGTTCAAGTATAGCAATACGTTTACGTAGTTGAGCATTCCAATGTCCTTCACGGAAATCACTTAAAGGAATAATATCAAAGATATTAAACACACTATCATCTGCTTGTACATCAGTCTTACGGCGTGCTTGTCGCATTAGTTCTTGGAATGTATTACCGATCACTTCGCCATCTAATACAAATCCGTTAATCAATGCGTTCTGATGACCTCTAGCAATTTTAATCCAGTTACTACTAATTTGTTCTTCAATGTGTGTAAAGTTATCAAACACTTTACCATTACGGCTATAACAAACAGTAGTGACACCCTCACTTGCTCCGGGTATCACAAACATCAATACACGTACACCATCTAACTTAGGCTCTAAACGTTTAGTGCCCTTCATCTCAGGTCGGCCCTCACTATTAGTTGCTAATTGGCAACCAAATACAGGAATTTCATATTCTGTTTTCTTACAGATTTTGTTGATCGTCTTTTCAGACACTCCGGCACGTAAATCCCTACGAATGATAGGGGCACAAAATGTATTCCATTCACTACTATCAAATCGTTCACTCATTTCATTGATAGCATCAAGTGCGGCATTGCCTGACAAATCACGGTGTGACAATAGTGTAAGCAATGTATTAAAATCACTCCAAGGATTTTCAGCATCAATAATGCCTACAGTATCAGGGACTTTACGTACACCAAATGTAACGTAGGGATTGTAACAAGCCTTAGTCAGACCCAAAAAAATCTGAGCATTTGTGCTACCGAGGACACTTGCCTCTAATGCTTGTTTAATAACATCTTCCTTGTGCAGGCGACTATCTGATTCATTCAGTTTGTTAATCCATGAAGCGGA